TAGCTGTTGAGGCTCCTCTCATGTACAACATGAGCTTTTCGGCGACTGCAGCTTTGAGTCCGATTTCTTTGCAATAAGTTGCATTGAAACCTTTCACAAAGTTGTAATATGATTTGATAGCCTCGTGCACCCCTTCTGAGAAGTTCCACCCTTTACCTATTTCGTTATAAAAGACAGGAAGAAGTTCATAGAACTTCTTCTCGCCAATTACAGCGGAGATCGGAAAAGGAGTCACTTCAACACCCTTATAAAATAAACGTTTCGCGAACTCTGCAAAGAGTTCTGATTCGAATGTTTTTGTAGGTGAGAAGGTAACGCCAAGAGCCAGAATAGCCTCTTTATATTTATGCGCAAGGGCGACATCCCCTAAAAGGACATCATCCCCAAGCATAACATATTTAGAGGTTCTTCAATCGATTCCGAGCTCTTTGCAACAAGAATACATTATGTAGTGGTGGGCGACTGCAAAAGTCGCTCACGACGTGTAGGCCCCCATCGGAGTTCCTACGGAGTAAGCAACCTGTAAGGGCTCCTTACCTCGTCGGAATTCAAATGGAAGACCTACCATAACATATTCTCAAGCATCGAGTCAAAGTTTCGGTAGGATAGGTGATAAGACAAATTTTATAAATTGGATCGGAAATCGATCAGTAGCGGCTGTTAAGTCGATACTGGCGAAGTACGTCCAACCTTTAATCTTGTCTACCACAGATCCCTGGTTATGGGTACAATCTTGAGGAATTTTCCGAAGGACTCGATACAAATATGAATGAAAAGAAAATAGGGCAGTCTGACTTCAATAGTCAAGGACTGCAACTACTCTTAATTTCAATTCTTTATCGGGTACAACTGAAAGTTTCCGAAGACGATGCTGAGGAAATCTAGGGTGACCTGAAGTTACAAATTCCAGCTGGTCTACTAATCCCCGGATCCGATGTTCCAGTTTAGGACCTCCAACAATGCAAATTGAGTCTAATAATCGCTTATTTAGGCTAATTAGATTCAGATCGGCAATGCTGGATCCTAAAGCTGGACCATTCGGTCCGGATTTAGAAGAAAAGTGAAAATTTCTAAAATTCAGAACCTTAGGGACTCTCGGTTCCGTGGAAGGTCTTAAACCTAAGATCCTCCAAAAGTCAAAATCAGCC